AACCCTGTACTGGTTGCTGCTTGGTGCCTGAGCAAAGTCCAGAACAACGGTGCCGTTCGGGGTTCCTGTTGTCAATCCGACGGTGATGTCTGGATAGACTTGCTCGCCGTTTGAAGTCTGGAATACTTGGGCGGTGACCCAAATGTTTCCAAGACCATGCGAGATTGTGTAGGTCGTTGCGGCACCGTCGCCAAGTTGCGCGGTGTACTTTGAGGTTCCACCAAGGGCTGATAGAGCTGCGGCTGCAGTTGTCTGACCAGTACCACCATTTGCGATTGGGAGCGCACCAGTGACGGCAGCAGACTGCGCAAGGTTGATTGCACCGAACGCTGGTGCTCCACCTGCTCCTGGGACTCGGAAGACTTGATCAGCACTCCCAGCAGTGGTCTGCAAAATTCCACTGGTGCCGTTACCGAGAAGTACGCCATTGCTGGTGAGCGTTGATTGCCCAGTACCGCCATTTGCGACTGGCAGTGTGCCAGTAACTTCCGTGGTGAGCGATACAGTGCTTGCAGTAGTAAGAGCATCCGTTCCGCCAGAAGACTTAACAAAACCAGCGGTAAACGTTGCAGCGCCAGTACCACCACGGGCAACGCCAAGCGTGCCGCTTGTGAGCTTATCAGTGCTGTGGTTTGGAATATCCGAAGCAACAAGTGATCGGAACGATGGGGCAAGAGGTCCACCGGTTGATGGACCAGCAAAGACTAGATTATCGGCAACGGTGCTTGCACCAGTACCACCATTCGCAATCGCAAGCGTTCCGCTAACAGTGTCGGTTCCAAGCTCCACAGAGCCTGTTGCCATTTTGGCAGATGTAATCCCATTGTCCTTGACTTCCAGCTGGTTACTGCCATCAATTCCAATAGTGGTGTTGTCAAACTTGACATCAAACTCTGTCCCAGTGAGTGATAGCGCATCACCAGCGGTGTACGTTCCACCACCAGAGAACTGTGTGAACGTGAGCGGGGTTGTTCCAATTGTAATCGCTCCGGTCGTGGTGAGAACCCAACCAGTTGCCCCGTTTGTCGTACCATACTCAACGAACGTGAACGCACCAGCGGTGACTGATGGAGTCCCATCAAAGTCATCCGCTCGTGACCACGTACTTGAGTCAGCAACGTAAATACCGTTTTGAGAAGCGGTAGTTTGATTCTTAACAAGAACTCGGTCGCCAGCCTGAACGGTGTGCCCGTCAATCGTGAGCAGACCGCTAAGCGTTGCGATATTTGCAGTTGTAGCAACATGCGCCGACTGCTTGACATCAAGACCTTGGGCTACTGAGTCAACATACGCCTTTGTTGCAGCATCGGTTGCGTTAGTGGTCGTCCCGCTAAGGATGACCATACGAGCATCAATGTCTCGAGCAGCGAAGTCTCCATCGGCATCTCGCTTAACAATTGTGCTGGCGGTGTTGTTGTCAGTTGCGTTGTTGACAAGCGTGTAGTGCGCAGCGGACATTGAGCCCGGATTGCTTGCATCTGCAGCAGAAATGCTAATCGTGGCAACGCCAGCAGAGACGCTAACGCTGATTGGCGCAGTTCCCTGAAGACCGTCAATTGACCCAACAGACTCCCATGCGGAGCCGTTGTAGACCATAAGCCCAACTGGGCCGTCATTGATGTCCGAGTTGTAGTAGATCTGGCCCGTGACAGGCGATGATGGAGGGGTGGCAAGGACCTGAATGGCGGCATTGCGCAGCTCATTCTTCTGTAGGTCTAGGAAGCTGCTAAGCGTTAGACTCGTCAGGACCTTCACGGGCGTCTCCTCAGTTTAGATATGCATAGCCGCTAAAGGCGGCGGCAAAGGTTACTGTAACCTGATTGTCGGAATCGTACAATACTTCCCCGATCTGGACATTACCCCCGCTATCTACAATTGTCACAGAGGGCTTGCAGTTCAGGTTGTGCGTAATCGTCCAGGTGGCTGAGGCAGCCGCCTGGCTGTGGGTATAGGTTCCATGGGGGTTTCCGGCTGCCCCGCTTGAGACCGTCAGGTCATTGGCGGCAGGGCTGGTTACGGACACATTGCGGTTGACCTGCGTAACGCTTACTGGACTCATCGCGTAACCTCCGCAGATACCTCAAAATCGCCGCCAAGAAGCTTGGTAACCGCCCCAGCGCCACTAATGATCTCAAGATCATATACATAGGACCCAGGCGGTATGGTTGAGAGCGCCGCAGCCGTAATCGCTACGTCAATGACCCCGCTTGCACCAGTAATTGTCATTCCACTGGTATTCGTGAATGTCAAAAATGGGGTTGCAGACCCAGCAAACTTCCTCACCTGCATCCTCGATGTGTATCCGGTCAGGTTTACCGCATTGCCAGCATCGTTGGTATAGGTGATGGTTGTAGCATAGTCGCTACCCTGCTCAACGGACATGTCATAGGTGGAAAGTGCCATGCCCAGATTATAGCCTGAGAAAACCGCCTACTCTATGGGCTCCTTTTCTACGGGGTTCCGTAGCGGGAGTGGGCTGATTGGCCGTAGGGGGCATCCCCCATCCCAACAGGTTGCATCAAGGTCTTTGGGGGCCGCCCCAGCGCATGCGTAACAGAATTTCTTTACCGCTCGTCGGTGTTTGTTAAGAGCCGCCTGGTCTTCAATGGCTAGGACCTCTTGAATCGCGTTAAGCCTTGCCCATGAAATATCATCATCAGACGGAATGGTTCCACCATAATATCGCTCTTTTGCCCAGTATTCCCCGACGCCGCGCTTCTTTCCAGCAGCTTTGAATACCTGCGCAACGCTAATTCCATTTTGGCTTGCCCAAGCGCCGCACGCCTCTTTGAATCGCCGCGTTTTCTCGTGTTCTGGCTTTCTTGCCCCATAAGCTCTTGGCATAAGAAGATTGTAGGTGATGCGCAAATTTCTTGCAACTTGCCGTCAAGGGCAGATTATATGGTATAGTGAAGATATGGCACAAATTGGAAGACGCACCAAAGATGCACAAGCACAGCTTGAGAAGGACATTAACACCCTGCCCTTCAGCGGGGTAACCGCCAGTGAAATCGCGCTCAGGCTTGACCTAAAACCAGATACAGTTAAAAAGTACATTGCCAAAATGCGCAAGCAGGCCCTTGAGGATGCGATTGGACCAGTTGACAGCAAAATTGAGCTCATTGAGCGCGCAAACAGAATTGCAAAAGCAGCTGCTGGTGGTCATGCCTCCGCAAGAGAGAACTCTTATAGCGGTCAAGTGGCATTTCTCAAGCTTCAACTTGAGGTCATAGATCGCCTTGCCAAGCTAACTGGGGCATATGAAGCCTCAAAAGTTGAGCTTACTGGGCCAAATGGCGGTGCACTTCAGATGCAGTTGGTTGATCACGCGATTGATGGGCTTAGCGCCGACGATCTCGCAAAGCGCCTTAGGAATTGGGCTGACGCTCTAGAGGAGGGCACCGATGGACAGCAAGCAGTACCGACTGTGGCCGACTGTGGCTGAGGGAACAAGCGAAAACGTCTGACGCCGCCTTTGCGGAATACGTCAGCAATCTTGTATTTCCAAAACATCTCAGGGAGATGGAGCGCTTCTTAGACAAGAATGATCGCGCACTTGTGCTCATGCCGCGCGGCCATGCCAAAACCACCCAGCTTATCCATCGAGTTGCGCGACTCATCGGTGTCAGCCAAGGAAAGATCAGGGTCGGCATTCTTACCTCTGTGCTTTCAGATGCCCTTGCGCGCTCTCGTGCAATCAAGGCAATTATTGAATCACCGCACTTTGCTGAGATTTTTGAGTGGGCGAGGGATGGGGTTGTCGGTCCTAAATGGACAGATGAGGTATGGACGATCAAGGGGGCGAACATGGGCAAAGATGCCACATGCTTCGCTGACGGACTTGGATCAATCAAGCCGGGCGCTCGTTTGGACATCCTGATCGGCGACGACATGGTCGGCATGAAAGAGAATGCCACAGCGGTGCAGCGGCAAAAAGCTGCCGATACGTACTGGCAGGTCGTTGACCCAATGCTTGTTCCGGGGGCAAAGCGATGGTATATCGGGACTAGGTGGCACGAGGACGACTTTTATAACGACCTCAAAGAGAAGGGCACGCCCGTCATGCTTAGAAGGGCAGTAGAGGGTGAAAGCATTCTCTGGCCGGAAATGTACACCGTTGCCGATATGGACAAGAAGCGCGAAGAGCTTGGAACGCCAATCTTCATGCTGCAGTTCCAGAACGATGTGCAGGCAATGGGTGGAAACATTTTCCGATATGACCGATTCAAG